CTTCTGGACATCACCGACGACCTGCAAGCTTTGGATGACCTGCTGGCCGAGGCCGGCGGGGACATCAGCGGCGTCGAGGGCACTGTCGACGCCTGGCTGGCCGAACTGGAGGCGGACCTGGTCGGCAAGGTCGACAACTACGCCGCGCTGATCACCGCGATGGTGGCCCGTGCCGAGGTGCGCAAGGCCGAGGCCGACAGGCTCCAGCGACGGGCAAAGAGCGACGTCGAGCACGCCCGGTTCCTCAAGGAGCGGCTCAAGCTCGCCCTCCAGGACCGCGGCATCTCCAAGCTGGAGACGCCCCGCTACCGCATCGGCGTCTCGAAGGTCGGAGGCTCGGCGCCGGTGATCATTCCCGACCCGGCCAGGGTCGACCCGCAGTTCGTCCGCGTCACCGAGCTTCGCTCGCCGGACAAGGACGCCATCCGCAAGGCCCTGGAGGCTGGCAAGGCGGTGGCAGGCGCAGAGCTGGGCACGCGAGGCACGTGCCTGACCATCAGGTGATCCCATGGCACCTGGACGAGAACTTCACTGCTGCATGGGCTGCGGCCGCGACACCTATGGCACGCTCTGCAGCCGCTGCGGTGGCCGCGATGCACATAGCGGCAAGGGACGCGGCTACAAGGCCAGAGTCGTCCCCGATGATCCGCTGGAGGACGACTACAGCGAGGAGTCCGACGCAGACAGCGTCTGCCAGGACTAGTCGGCGCCGGTGTCTCGTATCTGACGCACCCGGCGGGCAGCGGTGCGCGAGGCCTCATCAGCCTCGTGAACGTGGGTTCGACTCCCACGCCCGCCAATTCCTGCTTCGCTGAAGCGACGCAGGATCAGGGCTGGCCAGCCAATTGTGAACCGAGACCGTTAACCCCTTTATCGAGGAACTCCCAATGCCTTTGCCAACCGCGGTACTTACCGCCACCAGCATCCGTGCGCCCAAGGGCGTGCTTTACGGCCCCCCCGGAGTGGGCAAGACCACCTTCGGCGCAGGCGCCGATCGGCCCCTCATCGTCGACTGCGAGAACGGCGCTGCCCATGTGCCGTGCGACCGCACGCCCTACCTGAGCGACTGGCCGTCGATCCGCCGATGGCTCGATGCCCTGGCCAGCGGCGACCACCCCTACGCGACGGTGGTCATCGACTCGGTCGACTGGCTGCTTCGTCGGCTTGAAGAGCACGTCTCGGGCGTCAAGGACTCCGACCACGGCATGAGCCAGACCATGAACCGCAGCCACGGCGGCTACGGCAACGGCAAGCAGGTGCTCAAGAACTACGTCTACCAGTACCTGCTGCCGACGCTGGACAGAATCGTCAACGCCCGCGTGGCCGTGGTGCTTCTGGCACACGCCAGTCGCCAGGACGTTACCTCGATCGACGGGGTGACGAGTGAGAAATCGGCGCCCGACATCCACGCCGACATGGTCAACACGATCATCGAGTGGTCCGACTTCGTGGCCGCCGCCCGCAAGGACGCCCAGGGCGCTCGCGAGATGATCCTCACCGAGAGCACCCAGCAGCTCGCCAAGAACCGTTACGGCATCACCACCGCCCTGCCCCTGTCGTGGCAGGCTCTGGTGGATGCCATGACCCGCAACCTCCCCACCGAGGCCCAGGAGAACCAGACCAATGGCTAATCTAAATGGATTCGATGCAAATACCGTCGAGCCGATGAGCGGCGACTTTGAGCCGCTGCCCGCCGGCCAGTACGTGGCGATGATCGTCGCCAGCGAGGAGCGGACCTCCAAGGCCGGCCACGGCTATCTGAGCCTGGAGCTGGAGGTAATCGAGGGCGCCTGCAAGGGCCGCAAGCTCTGGGTGAACCTCAACCTCAACCATCCCAGCCCGGACACCGTCAAGTTCGCCCGGGCCGAACTGGCAGCGATCTGCAAAGCCGTGGGCGTACTCAAGCCGGCCGACAGCGTTCAGCTGCACAACCTGCCGATGGTGGTCACCGTCAAGTGCGTCAACCGCAAGGATACCGGCGAGTTGACCAACCGCATCCGCGGCTATTCCCCGAAATCTGCCGCAGCCGGTCAGCCGCCCCAGCAGTCCCATCAGCAGCAGCAGCCGGCCGGCAACGGCGCAGCGCCATGGAGGCGATGATGCTGCTGGAGCTGCCCTACCCGCCCAGCGTCAACCGCTACTACCGCCGCGTGGGCTTGAGGACGCTTATCAGCCGCGAGGGCCGAGCATACCGCAAGAAGGTGTGCTCGGCCCTCCGCAAGGCGGGCGTGCGGCCGATGGCGGGCACGCTGGCTGTGGGCGTCGACCTTCACCCGCCGGATAGGCGAAAGCGAGACGCGGACAACCCGCTCAAGCCGCTGCTGGACGCACTCCAGCACGGCCATGCCTACGGCGACGACAGCCAGATCAAAAAGCTGCTGGTCGTCATGCGGGCCCAGCCTGTGCCTGGCGGCAAGGTGATCGTCTGCATCATGGCTCTGGATACCTCAACCATCAAGGACATCGAACATGAACTGGCCTAAATACCGCGAATATCAGGGCAACTGGCACCGTGAGGTCGTGCTGGCCTTCGACCCGGCCGACCGCAGCGACCCGTTCCTGGCCCACCGGATAGAGCAGTATCGCCAGGTGGGCAAGGTCGTGAGGCTGGCGCCGATCGAGCCGGCTGTAAGGAAGGTGACATGATGAAACTCCCCTTGAAGAAGATTCGCTGCGACGGCGGAACCCAGCCGCGCATGAAGATCGATGAGACAGTCATCGCAGAGTACGTCGAGGCGATGAGGGCGGGAGACGTCTTTCCGCCGGTGGACGTCTTCTACGACGGCAGCGAGTACTGGCTCGCAGACGGCTTCCATCGGATCGGCTCGGCCATGGTGCTCCAGCTGCCCAGCTTCGAGTGCAACGTGCACCAGGGCACGCTACATGATGCTCAGTGGTACAGTTGCGGCGTCAACAAGGCCCACGGACTGCGACGGACGAACGAAGACAAGGTTCGGTCCGTCAAGAACGGCCTGCGGCTCAACGCCTGGCGAAGCGACACCGAGATTGCCAAGCACGTCGCGGTCGGCCGCACGATGGTCGCCAAATACCGGCAGGAACTCGTCGACAGCGGCGAGATCGCGGCGGACGCCCCCTGTTCATCTGAGAGCGCATCATGTCGCGGCGACATGATGCAACCTCCCGCGGCCGAACCGGGCCAGCCCACCCGCATCGTTACCCGCCGCGGCAGGACCTACCAGATGCGCGTGGGCAAGATCGGTCTGGCACCCAAGCCCGGCCGCGCCCCTGCGGCCAGCAAGGCTGCGCTGCCGGCCGATCCGGCGGCAGCAGCCAGGGCGATGCTCTCAAGCTACGAGCGGAGCTTTCTTAATGCGTTGGTCGAGGAGTTGGCGGACCTGCTGGCGGAGGCGTCGAGGCAGTGATCTCCCTTCGCCCCTACCAGCAGGAAGCCGTGGAGGCTGTCTATCGCCACCTGAGGGAGCACGACGACAACCCCGTCGTCGTGCTCCCGACCGGGTCGGGCAAGAGCGCCATAATGGCCGCCATCTGCCGTGACGCTGTGACCAGGTGGGACGGCCGCGTGCTGGTGCTCGCGCATGTAAAGGAGCTGCTGGAGCAGACGGCGGCGACGATCGCAAAGATGGCGCCGGGCCTGGACGTCGGCGTCTACTCGGCGGGACTGGGCCGCCGCGATACCGGCCACAAGGTCATCGTCGCCGGCATCCAGAGCGTCTACCGGCGCGCGGGCGAGCTTGACGCCTTTGATCTCTGTCTTGTCGACGAGGCACATCTTATTCCCCCCGAGGGCGACGGCATGTACCGCCAGTTTTTGGCCGACGCCCGGGCGGTCTGTCCGCACATGCGTACGATCGGCCTGACGGCCACGCCCTTTAGGATGTCCAGCGGGTCGATCTGCAAGGCCGACCACTTCCTAAACACGATCTGCTACGAGGCCGGCGTCAAGGAACTCATCCGCGACGGCTACCTCTGCCCACTGCGGACAAGGGCGGGGGTGGTCAAGGCCGACACGTCCAGGCTCCACATTCGAGGCGGGGAGTTCATCTCCGGCGAGCTCGAGGAGCTGATGGATGATACCACCCTGGTCAGCGCCGCCTGCCGCGAGATCGTCGAGCAGACCGCCGATCGCCGCAGCGTTTTGATCTTTGCCAGCGGGATCGGCCACGGCCAACACATCGTCGAGACGCTACGGCGTGAGCACGGTGCCGAGTGCGGCTTTGTGACAGGCGATACGCCAGCCGACCAGCGCGAGCGGCTGATCGCCAGGTTCCGCGGCAGGCCGACCGGACTGCTCGATGATGCCCGGCCCCTGAAGTACCTCTGCAACGTCAACGTGCTAACCACCGGCTTTGACGCCCCCAACGTCGACTGCGTGGCGATGCTGAGGCCGACGATGTCGCCGGGGCTCTACTACCAGATGGTCGGGCGTGGCTTCAGGCTCTGCGAGGGCAAGGCCGACTGCCTGGTCCTGGACTTTGGCGGCAACGTCATGCGCCACGGCCCGGTCGACGATCTGCGGGTCAGCGAACCTGGCCGGGGCAGCGGCGACGCGCCGGCCAAGGAGTGCCCGGAGTGCTGCGCGGTCATCCACGCCTCGTTCGGGGCTTGCCCCGAGTGCGGCCACGAGTTCCCGCCGCCCGAGCGTCAGAAGCACGACGCCCGGGCCGAGACCGCCGGCATCCTCAGCGGCCAGGAGACGATCACCGACTACGACGTGCTGGAGACCACCTGGCGCGTGCATCTCAAGCGAGGTGCCGACGAGGACGCCCCGCGGACGATGCGAGTCGAGTACCGCATCGGATTCAGCCTCTACATCAGCGAGTGGGTCTGCTTCGAGCATACCGGCTACGCCAGGGCCAGGGCCGACACCTGGTGGCGACAGCGAAGCAACGACCCCGTCCCCGACAGCGCCGCCGAGGCGGTCGAACTGGCCGAGGCCGGAAGTCTGGCGCCCACTCTGGCCATACAAGTCCGCAGCGTCGCCGGCGAGAAGTTCGACCGGATCATCGCCCACAGCCTTGGCGACAAGCCCCCCGCCGTTGTTGGCGGCGATCTGGCAGAGCCTCTGCCGGCCTACACAGCGATCGATGACGACCTGCCGTTCTAGGAGCAGCCATGAGAAGACCACGAGTTACACCTGCCGACATTGCCGTTGCCCAAAGCGCCCGCCGTGCGATGCTGGCGGTTCTTGCCCTGCCCGAGGCCGACCTTGAGCGGGCGCTGGAACTGGCCCACGAGTGCACCAAGGACCAGCAGCAGGATCCGCCCGAGATCTTTGCCGCACAGGGCGTCAGCCGCCAGATGCTGCGGATGATCTGGCACTTCCGCTCCAACCTTCAGGCGGTCATGCCGCACGAGAGGCGAACTTGATCGCTGCTGCCGCATTGTCCTATCTCAAGGGCGGCCTTTGCGTGCTGCCTGCCGACCCCCAGACGAAGTTCACCACGCTGCGATCGTGGAAGGCGTTCCAGAAGTGCCTGCCCTCCCAGCGGCAGGTAGCCGGCTGGTTCGAGGCCGCCCCAGGGATCTGCATCATCGCCGGAGGCGTCTCGGGCAACCTCGAGGCGATGGACTTCGACTGCAAAGCCGAGGCCTACGAGCCGTGGGCGAAGCTCGTCGAGATCCAGGCTCCGGGCCTGCTGAGCCGGCTGGTGATCGAGACCTCCCAGTCCGGCGGCCGTCATGTTATCTACCGCGTGGCCGGCGATGCCCCTCGCAGCGCCAAGCTGGCGTCCAAGCTGGTCGTGCTCGAGGACAGCGAGGTGACGCATTCGCCGGATGGTGCGCCCAGGGCGACGCTCGCGGGCAAGAGCTACGTGCCCCGCAAGGTCGATGGCCACTGGCGGATCGAGCCGTGCCTGATCGAGACCAAGGGCGAAGGGGGCCTGCTTCTGTGCGCCCCCACGGGCGGCTACGAGCTGATCCAGGGCGATCTGGCGTCTGTCCCGGTGATCACCGCAGCCCAGCGGGAGGTGCTGGTCAGTGCCGCTCGATCGCTCGACGAGGCCAAGGTCGCCCCAGCGGTCTCGCCGATCGCCGCGGCGGTCGCCGGCCGTCCTGGCGATGAGTTCAACGATCGCGGCGATGTTCGCGAGCTGCTGGTGAGTCATGGCTGGACGGCGATCTCCGGCGGCGACAACGAGCACTGGCGCCGGCCCGGCAAGGATCGCGGCACAAGCGCAACGCTCAAGGATCGGGTGTTCTACTGCTTTACCAGCAGCGCCCCGCCACTGGAGGCCGACAAGGCATACGGCCCCTTCGCCCTCTACGCGGCGCTCGAGCATGGCGGGGACTGGGCCGCGGCAGCAGCGGCTCTGCGCAGCCAGGGATACGGCGCCGAGCCAAGCGAGGCCGGTGTCGACCTCTCGGCCTTCGGCCCAGCCGATGAGGATCCCGATGAGCCTGCGCCGCTGGACGGCCCACAGGATCCCGGGCCCGTCCCGCAGGAGCTGCTGGCCGTTCCCGGCTTTGTCCAGATGGTCATGGACCACTGTCTGGCCACAGCCCCCCACCCCAACCGCGTGATGGCATTCTGCGGAGCCCTGGCCCTCCAGGCGACCCTCGCCGGCCGCAAGGTCCGCGACGAGACCAACAGCCGGACAAGCCTCTACATCCTGGGCCTGGCCAACTCCGGCGTCGGCAAGGACCACCCGCGCAAGGTCAACCAGGACATCCTGCTCGAGGCCGGCATGCACGGTGTCTTTGCCAACACGTTTGCAAGCGGCGAGGGCATCGAGGATCGCATGCTGCTCCACCCTGCGACGCTCTTCCAGACCGACGAGATCGACGCCCTGCTGGCCAGCATCGGCACCTCCAAGGAGGCGCGGTTCGAAGGCATCATGAACATCCTGCTGCGGATGTACACCAGCGCCGACAATGCCTATGTCATGCGGGCCAAGGCGGGCAAAACGGGCTCTGCCGTCATCGACCAGCCATGTCTGTGTCTGTTCGGAACGGCGATCCCCAGGAACTTCTACCAGGCCCTGTCGGTCAAGATGCTCGACAACGGCTTCTTTGCCAGGATGATCGTGCTGGATGCCGGGCCAAGAAGCAGACTCCAGCGGGCCAGGGCCACCGCCCCGCCACAGCAAGTCCTGGATATCGCCCGCTGGTGGGCGTCATACCGGCCCGGCACGGGCAACCTGGAGAACTGGCACCCTCAGCCGCGCATCATCGAGTACAGCGACGAGGCCGGCCGGATCATCCTTGAATACGGTGAGCAGTGCGACCGGCAGTACGCCCTGGCCGAGGATCGCAGCGATACGGTAGCGATGGCGATCTGGGCCAGGGCCGACGAGAAGGCCCGGCGCCTGGCACTGATCCACGCCTGCAGCGCCAACCACCTCGAGCCTCTGATAGGCAAACAGGCTGCCCAGTGGGCCTGCCGGCTTGTCGACCATCTCACCCGCCGCATGCTGTTCATGGCCTCCGAGCATGTCAGCGAGAGCGACTTCGACGCCGACTGCAAGAAGCTCATGCGCCTGCTTCGCGAGTGGCAGGCCAGCCGCGGCGATGCGTGGATGCCATTCTGGCGTCTGGGCCGAAAGCTCCCCTGGCCGGCCAAGCGGCACGACGAGGTCCGCACCGCCCTGGTCGACCAGAAGAAGATCCTCTTCCGCGAGTCGGTCACCTCAGGAAGGAGAAAGCGTGAATACCGCCTCCGCTGAACCAGGTGCGCATCTTTCGCGAAGATGCGTGCAAGATGTCGCCGACTGGACTTTTTGCGCGCGCAAAAGGCGTTTTGGGCGCATCTTTAGCCAACCTTTTGTCACCTTTTGCACCCTTTTTGCGCCCCCCTGCGCGCAAAAAGTTGAAAAGATAAAAACCCCAAAAAATAAGGGAAATAATAACAAAACCTCTCTCTTCTTCTATCTTTATACCCCTTTTTGCGCTACCCCCTCGCGCGCGTCGATTTGGGCGCACGCGCGAGAGGGGCGCGCAAAAGGCGCAAAAAGTCCGAAAAGATGCGCCCTGCCCCATTGGAGGTCCAAATGTACGAGGTCTGCTTCTTCTGCCGCTTCTTCGACTGCCAGGACATCGCCGACGCCGACAAGCCCTACGACGAGGTCGTTCCAGGCTACTGCCGAATCAATCCACCCAGCCCCGGTCGCTACCGTGGCGAGGAC